ACGATGCCCCCGCCGGACACCGGCCCCCCACCCGCAGGCGGCGGGGGCATCGTCCTGCCGGAACTCGGCCGGGCTGTGGTCACCTACTACGACCCGGCCGGCGGGGTGTGGCCGCTGACCTCGCGTGCGCTCGGCTGGTTCACGCTCGCCGAGGGCGTCTCCGGTCTCGGGGTGACGCCGTACGAGCTGACCTCGGACGCGCGGGCGCGCGGCGGCGCGCGGCTGCGGCACGTCCAGGCCCAGCCCCGGTCCATCGTGTGGCCGGTGCAGGTGCAGGGCGACACCCACCTCGAATTCGTCAGCCGGTGGCGGAAGTTGGCGACCGCGTTCACTCGCACCCTGCGCGAGGGCCCCGGCGTGCTGGAGATCGCCCGCCCGGACGGGTCCCGCCGACGCATCAACGTGTACTACCAGGACGGGTTCGAGGGACGGGGCACCAGGGGCTCCGGCTGGATCACGGACGTCGCTGTCATGACCCTGTGGTGCGAGGACCCGTACTGGGTCGACCCGGTCCCGGTGGTGGTGCACCGCGAGCAGGCGTCCTCGGGCAGCTTCTTCACGCCGTACCCCACGGTCTCCTCTTCCCAGGTACTCGGGGCGACCACGGTCACCAATCCCGGCGACGTGACCGTGTGGCCGACGTGGACGATCACCGGGCCCGCCACCCTGGTCACCTTCACGGTGACGCGGAGGACGAGAACCGGGGAGATCGTCACCGAGTCGTTCACCCTCAACCCCAGCAGCGTCGGCCACGGCAACCTGCTGGCCGGGGAGAAGGTCACCGTGCGCACCGACCCGCCGCAGGTCCGCTACCAGGACGGCTCGAACTGGGTCGGCGCGCTCAACTGGCCGTCGGCAGTTCTGTGGGGCCTGGAGCCGGGGGCCAACCAGGTCACCTTCGCCTTGTCGGGCTCCGGGCCGACCAGCGCGGTCGACCTCTCGTTCAACCCGCGGTACGAGACCGCCTGAGAGGAGGTGGAGCCCGTGGCCGTCCAGCTCCTCGTCACCAACCGGAACCTGGCCGTGCAGGGGGACCCGCTCATCGACTGGTCCAACCTGGACGTCACCCTCTCCTTCAATGAGCCGGGCAGCGGCAGCGTGGACCTGGTCGCGCACGCCGAGGTGATGGCCCAGCTCCAGCCCGGCAACCGGATCATGGTGATCCGGGACGGCCAGGTCTGGATGGCCGGGCCGATGGAGGTCCCGCAGGACTACTCCTGGGGGATCGCCGGGGACGGCGAACCGCCACCCGGCAAGGTGACCGTCACCTTCACCGACGACCTCGCGCTCCCGGCCGGGTACCTGACCTGGCCGTCGCCCGGCTCGGCGTGGTCGGCGCAGCCGGGCACGTCCCGGAAGATCACCGCGACGAACGCCGAACTGATCATCCGGACGCTGGTGAACGAGAACTGCGGGCCCGGCGCGCGGCCGGACCGGCGCATCCCGAACTTCGCCCTCGGCCCGGTGGCCGGGGTGGGCACCACGGTGAGCGTCGACACCCGCCTGGAGCGGCTGCTGGACCCGTGCCGCCGGGTGGCCACCGACGGCGGCGGCCTGGGCATCCGCACCCGGCAGGTGGGCAGCCAGATCCTGTTCGAGGTCTACCAGCCCGCCGACCGCACCGCGACGGCCCGCTTCTCCACCGGTCTGGGCAACCTGCGCGCCTTCACCTTCAAACGGTCCGCGCCGACGGTCACCCACGCCCTCGTCACCGGCGCGGACAACGCGGTCCCGCGTCCCTACGTCGAAGTCGCCGACACCACGGCGGCGGCCTCCTGGTGGCGTGTGGAGCAGCTGGTCGACTCCAGTGCCGACAGCAACGACAACGGCGCGCTGACCCAGGAGGGCAAGCAGGCCCTTGCCGAGGGCGCGGCGCCGGTGGAGCTGGCCACGGTCACCGTCGACACCGAAGACCTGTGCGCCGGCCGGGACTTCGGGCTCGGCGACCGGGTGACCGTCGCGCTGCCGACCGGCCTGGAAGTGAAGGACCTGGTGCGGTCCATCCGTCTCCAGGCCTCCCCACAGGACGGCGAGACCGTGACGTCGCTGATCGGCTCGCCGGACGCCACCACAGATCCGCAGATGGTGCGGTTGGTACGTGAGCTGGGCCGCAGGCTCGGCAGGATCGAAGCGAGGTAAGCGTGGCCGACGACTCCTGGCCGTCCCCGGCCCACAACAGCCGGGCCGTCACCGACATCGAGTACGAGAAGCTGGCCGCGCGCTTCTCCGACAACGGCGTGTACGGCAATCCGGCCGACACCGCGGTGGTCTCTGCGGGGACCGGTCTGTCGGTGAACATCCGCTCCGACGTCTACGCGAGTGTGCGCGGCCACGCCTGGTACTCCGGCACGTCCACCGTCACCCTCCCGATCGCGGCCAACAACAGCGGGCAGACTCGCCGGGACCGAATCGTTCTCCGCCTGGACCGCTCCACCTGGACGGTCCGGGCGGCCGTCCGGCAGGGCGCCGGCAGCACCGCACCCGACCTCGTCCAGCAGCTCACGGACACCGGCATTTACGAGATCCCGCTCGCGGTGGTGACCGTCCTGAACGGGGCGTCCAGCGTCACCGTCACCCGGTCCGAGCTGTACGCGGGTGCCCGCGTGCGCCCGTGCACGTCCACCACGCTCAACCCTGCCCCGGTCCCCGGCGAGGTGGCCGTGGAAACCGACACGGGCCGCGTCCGCGTGTGGAACGGCACCGCCTGGGTCCTCATCTACGACAACAACGGCGAGGTCGTGGTTGACCAGACCGTGGCCAACTGGAAGATCAGCACCTCCTCCGTGCTGGAAGTCCGATCCGGGACCGTCCACCTTCGCCTCGGCACCTTCCAGCGCACCAGCAGCGACCTGTCGGCCACGACGCAGAGCCGCCTGCCGCTGTTCATCCCGCCGGAGTACTGGCACCCCAAGCGCGACCAGTACGGCCTCGCCTACGTCACCGGCGTCCAGGTCGCCCGCCTCACCGTCTTCTCCGCCGTCTCCGACACACCGGGGCAGGTCCTGCTGACACAGCACCCCACCGTCCACGAAGGCGACTTCGTCCTGCCCGAGAGCATGAGCTGGGGGGTGAGCTGATGCCCCGCTTCCACTTCGGATCGGGCATGGCCGACTACGTTGTCCGGCCCACCGACGGCCTGTGGGGCGTGGCCCCCGGCACGGTCGTCACGTTCTGGGACTCGATCACCGACGGCACCCAATACACCGACCTCCTCGATGCGCTCGGCGCGCCGATCACCCAGGTCACCACCGACACCAACGGGTTCATCCCCTCCTTCAGCGGCCCCGTCGATGTCCCCGGCATGTGGGCTGACGCCGGCGGCACCTCCCGCGCCTGGATCGCGGCCCGGGACGGCTCGGCCGGACCGAGCAGCAACATCGGCCGGATCCAACAGGTGATCAAGGCGCTGGACACGCCCCGCTCGAACACCGCCTCCCCGGCTGCCGACCCTCACCTGACGCTGCCGGTGGAGGCGAACGCCACCTACGACGTCGAGCTGATCGGCGTGTGGAGCAACGGCGGCGGCGGCCTGCGGGCCACCTGGGCCGTTCCGGTGGGGACGTCGATGGTGTGGACCGACAACGACGGCGTCGGCGTCACCACCCCGGCCGGCGTCGTCACCTTCACCGCGACGACCGGCACCTGCTTCAAGGGAACGCTGGTCGTCGCTGACACCGCCGGCGCCCTGACGCTGCTGTGGGCGCAGAACACCTCGAACGCGGCGGCCACGATCCTGCGCGCCGGATGCTCGCTGAAGCTCGTCCGCACCGCCTGACCCCCATCCCGTCCTGCCCCTGCGCCGTCGGCCAGGGGCTTTCCTTATGCCCCTGGAGGGCCCATGCAGCTGGTCACGCGCGCGCAGTGGGGCGCGCAGCCGTCTCGCTACGAGCTGGTCTACATCGCCAGCACCCAAGGCGTGAAGATCCACTACGAGGGGTCTTACGTGCCGAAGTCCCTGGCCGACCCCGACGCGCACGACGCCTGCGCCGGCCACATGCGCGACATCCAGGCCGCCCACCTGGCCAACACCGCCGAGGACTACAGCGACATCGCGTACAACGCGGTCGTCTGCCCGCACGGCGCAGTGTTCGAGGGCCGCGGCGTGCACCGGAGGACCGCTGCAAACGGCAACCAGACGCTGAACACGGCGCACTACGCGGTCTGCGCCATGGTCGGCTCCTCCGGTCTCGTCCAGCCCACCGACGCCCAGCTCAACGGCCTGGTCGACGCGATCGAGTGGATGCGGTCCGGCGGAGACGCCGGCAGCGAGGTACGTGGTCACCGCGACGGCTACGCGACCGCGTGCCCGGGCGATGCGCTGTACGCCTGGGTGCAGGCCGGCGCCCGCCGCCCGGACGGCACCGGGCCGATCGGCGGATCCGGTGACGGCACCTCCGGCGGGACGGAGATCGCCCGCTACCAGGTCACGATCAACGGCTTGACCTACGGCTACGGGGCGAGCGGCGACCACGTCACCAAGGTCGGCCAGGCGCTCGTCGCGAAGGGCTTCGGCCGGCACTACGAGGTCGGGCCCGGCCCGACGTGGAGCGACGCCGACACCCGCAACTACTCCGACTACCAGGTCAGCCTCGGCTACTCCGGGACCGCTGCGCACCAGGACGCCGACGGCGTCCCGGGCGCGGTGACCCTTGAGCAGCTGCTCGGCTACCTCCCGGGCAGCACGAGCACGACCGCGGTACCGCCGTTCCCGGGCCGCTCCGCGTTCGTGCTCGGCAAGAGCAACCCGGCCGTCGTGAGGCTGGACCGGGCACTGATCAGGAAGGGCTTCACCCGGCACCACGACGGCAACGGCTACCAGGCCGGGCCGAAGTTCACCCAGTACACGCGGAAGAACGTCGCGGACTTCCAGCGGTCCGTCAAAGCCCTCGCCGGCGACCCGGACGGCTACCCGGGCCCGGAGACCTGGCGGCGACTGCTGTCGTAGCGGCCTGCCCTCGCCATCCCCCTCTGCCCCACTCATTCCCGCATCCGAGAGGACCGTCCATGCCCGACTTCCCCCTGCCCACCGACGCCGACACCGTCGTGAAGACCGGTGCCGCCTACGCGAAGGACCTCGCCGAGCGTACGATCGCCAGCTTCGTCGGAGCCGCGTGCGCGGTCGGCGTCGCCGCTGGCCCGGCCGACATGTTCACCGCCTCGTTCTGGCAGACCATGGGCGCCTCGGGGATCGCCGCGGCCGTCTCGCTGCTGAAGGGGATGGCCGCCCGGGCGTTCGGCACGAAGAACAGCGCGTCCCTCGCCAAGGGCGTCTGACCCGACGAGGAGCGGCACGTGCCCGAAGACCCCAGCGTCGGCGAACTCGGGCGCGCCGTCGCAGCCCTGCGCCAGGAGATCCAGGCCATGGGCCAGGGCATCAACGCCCGCCTCGACAAGGTCGTCTCCACCGAGGTCTACACGCTCCAGTCCGCCTACACCGACCAGCGCATCACAGCACTGGGTCAGGAGGTGCAGAAAGTCGCGGACGCCAGGGACGCCCTGGAGACCGCCTTCGAGCAGTACCAGCTGGCGGAGCGGGACCGGCGCGAGCGTGAGCGGCAGGCGCGCCTCTACCAGATGGTCCTGCCCGTCCTGATGGGGCTTCTGTCCGCGGCGATCGCAGTGTGGGCGGTGGTGGCACGGTGAGCGTCGCGCGCAGGACCCACAGGCGGCATCGTTGGCGGCTGCCGCGGGCGGAGTGGCTGATCGTGGCGACCGGCCTGATGATCGTCTTGCTCTTGGGCTGGCTCGCCATCCAGGTAGTGACCCTGTCGAACGACCTGCACGCCGCGACCGGCGCCCGAGATGCGCTCGCCCGCCAGGTCGAAGGCCTGGGCGGGACGCCGATCGCGGGGCCGCCCGGGAGCCGCGGCGAGCCGGGGGCGTCGGTGACCGGACCGCCCGGACCGCCAGGTGATGCGGGTCTACCGGGGGAGCCGGGCCCCTCCGGTCCTCCGGGGCCGTCTGGTTCACCCGGGAGGAAGGGCGCCGATGGTGCTGACGGCCCTGTTGGCGCGGCCGGCACGGCCGGTGCGCCTGGGCCCGCTGGTGCTACTGGCCCCGCCGGACCTGCGGGGCCGCCTGGGCCCCAGGGCGAGCCCGGCCCGCCTGGACCGCAGGGCCCGGCAGGCGAGCGCGGCCCGGCAGGACCGCAGTGCCCCGACGGGTACAGCCTCCAGCACCCGAGCTGGGACGAAGATGCCCTAGTCTGCCGCCGGGACGGCGCCGAGCAGCCGGGCCATCCCACCCCATCACCAGCGTCGTCGCTCACGGTGCTGGGACTGCCGGCAGACCGGCGCCGCATCGCATGAGGACCATACGAAGTGCCCCCTCTCGCCTACGGGCGAGAGGGGGCACTTTCTTCGTGTTCGGGTCAGCTGCGCTCGCTCATTGCCGCGCGCAGCCAGTCGAGCGGGGCCTGGGTCAGCAGCTGATCGGCCAGTCGCTGCCCCGACTCTGTGACGATCCGGGCCCGACTGTTGTCGACCCAGCGCTGGGCCGCCTCGTAGCCCTGGGCTCGGTATTCCAGGCCCTGCAACATGCACTCCAGCTTGTCCGCGTCGCGCGCGCAGATGGCCTCCGGCGTCTCGCGCGCCTCGTACTCGGCGACGACCGCGCGGACGGCCGCGCGCAGTACCTCAGGCATGCCGGCTGTCTGGTCCGCTGTCACGGCCTCCGGGTCGCCCGGAGCGGCGTACTTCTTCCCCAGATGGTTCACGTCGCCCGTGCGCGTCTCCTGAGAGTCGTGCCAGACCGCCAGGTGCGCGGCGCGTGCGGCATCTGCGCCCTCCAGAGTGGCGATGACCGAGGCGATGATGGACGTGCGCCAAGCATGCTCGGCGACGCTCTCAGGATCACGAACGCCCGCCATCCACCAGCCCGTGCGACGGGCATTCTTCAGCGTGCCTGACTCCCACAAGAAGTGGGCTACGTCCGCGAGATCCTGGTCACCCACAGGTGTCCCCTTTCACGCCTCGGCGAGGCGGATTGCGTATCGGATGCCCTCCAGCTCCCGCCGAGCCTGTGGCGAAAGCTGGGAATCATCCAACATCATGGGAAGGCGCTCGCGCAGGGCCCTTCCGGCAGCCGAGCGTGCACGCAACAGGTTCGGGCGGGCGGCAAGCAGCGCCCACAGCGTGTGGACGTTGAGGTCAAAGAAGCCGTGCCGTGGGGTGAGGCCGCGGACCAGGTGGGCCATGAGCCGATCGCCGTGCCAGGACCCCGGCGTCGCCTCCCCGATGAAGTCGTCCGACAGCTGGATGTGCGCGGACTCCCCGACCCAGTAGGCCCAGTAGTTCAGATTCGCCGCCTCGGCGCGGTCGTCGCCACCCAGGGTGTGGCCGATGAAGTGGGCCATCCGGTCCCGGTCGCCCTGGCGCGCGGCTACGGCGGCCACGGAGCGGGAGTTGAGCCACTGCGTCAGCCAGTCGTCCGGCCGCTCGGTCCGCTGCTGGTGCGCCAGCCACTCGGAGGTATCGGCGTCCTGGTCGAACCCGGCGAGGTAGAGGGCCTGCCGGCGCAGCAGGAAGTCGCGGCCTCCACGGGCCTGCTCGGCCGTCTCCCGCATGCGGCTGAAGAAGCGCCGCCGGTCAACCGTGGGCAATTCTGGCGCCGTCGGTACCGGCCCGCGGCGCGGCCGAGGGGGCGCCGGCAGGTCGCGCAACGGAGTGGGGGTCACGCCGTTCAGCGGCCAGGTGAGCACCTCAACGAGATCACGCTGCAAGACCCAGGCGCCAAGCGGGCTGGGGCCATCAGGCGCATCGTCCTCCAGCACGCTGGCCAGCAGCATGTCCGCTTCCAACGCACGTTCGAGAGCAGCAAGCAGGTCAGGCGCCGTGCCCATCTGCATGAGCCGATGGCGATGCACCAGCATCTGCCCCACCGGCAGGGAAGTCAGCGGACGGCGCCCCGTCTCCCAGCCCGCGACCGTGTCGGGCGCCACCCCGAACACCTCGGCAAGGCTGTCCTGCGTGTGCCCTAACTGTTCACGAATGACCCGGAACACGTACCCCGAGATGATGCCCGAACGGCCCCGTCCCGGCGAACCCTGGCTGCCGGTCAGGGTTGCCTTCGCCTGCTGTCCCATGGCGTCCCCTTGCCCGCCCTTGACGGGCCCTTACCCGTACTCACAGTCACTACAAGCGGTGATCACCCCTACCTACTGTCAAGGGTGATGACCGGGCAACTCAGCGTAGTGGGAGTGATGCCACCATGACCGCGCCTGCGGAGAAAACTCTGGCGCTCCGAGACAGCAGGACGGAGGCCACACGGTGACGGGATCGCATGTGCAGCCACTTGGCCCTCCTGCCGCCTACGACCAGCGGCCCTACTCGCTCGCTTCATCGGACCCCACCGCGGGGACGACCGTCGACCACATCGACCGGCAGGCGATCGCCCGCTGGCTCCTCGGCGCGGTCCAGAGCGAGCAGCAGGAGCAGGCCCGCATCCAGTGGACGGAGGCCGGAGGGATCGCGCTCCTGCCGTGCGGTGGCCTCTTCTCCGCCGTCCGCGCCCCTGCCCACCTGGTGTGGGCGGCGGCCGGCACCGAGGAACTGCCGGTGGTCGACGCCTTCCTCCGTCAGTGGTTCGACGGTGGTGCGGCATTCGCCGACCTTCACGCCCTCCTGTACTACTTCCTGGTGCCCTCCTCCACCGCCTGGAAGTGGACAGACCGGCATCTGCCCGGCGTGGAGTACCTGGGCCGTGATCACTACCTCGGCGTTCCCGCCGTCCACCTCACCGAGCCCCAGGGACGCGGGTACTGGTGCCTGCCGATGGACTCCGCCGGTGACCTCTGCTACCCGGACGAGGTGGAGAAGCTCCTCCACCACGGCCGTGCGACCCGCAGCGGGGTAAACGCCCAGTGACCGTGCAGATCGCCGATGAGCTGGCACGCCTACACCGGCTCGTCAGCTGGTTCGAGGTGCCGCTGAACCTGCCCTCTTCGGCCCTGGCCGGCGAGGCGTGCGTCTGGTGCGTCAGCCCCGTCGACGGCACCTCCGTGGAACTGGAGCCGTCGACCCCCCTGCCTCGGTGGGGCTGCATGCCCTGCTACTCCGCGCGCCTGGCCTGGTACGTCAGCTGGTACGACTGGCACCGGCACTTCGACACCTGCCTCCACTGCCAGCAGCGGCGCACCTGCTACATCGGCCATGGCCGGCGCGTCCTGCACGAGCAGACCATGGGGCCCATCGACAAGCACCCCGAATGCTTCATCTGTCCCAGCCCCTTGCTGGCGGGAGACCTTGTGGGGCCCGTGCGGTGGGAGGGCGACTCCCGGTTGTACCTCGGATACGCCCACCTTCGATGCATGACCGGGAGACCGAGCAGCCGCTGATGCCGGCCCCGGCGCGGCGAGCGCCCCCGTCCTCGCCCCCGGGGCCACCCTGGCCCGGCACACCACGCCGACCTTGGGTGTGCCGGGCCACCCACCCCTGTACGTCACGAGAAAGGGACACCGTGCTCCCCCCAGCACCGCCCGGCGTCGTCCCGTACATCGCGGCCTGGAGTGAAGAGCGGCTCCTGGAACCGCCGCTCGTGCCCAGCCGACGGTACGGCCTCGGGTACGAGGACGAATTGCCGGCTGACCGGGACACCTTCGGTCAGCTGTGGGTCCGCCCGGCACTCCTTCGACGGTCCCTGCGAGGGCGACCGCAGCCGCACGTGATCCACCCCTACCGGCAGCGTCGGGCCATGCTCAACGCGATGTGCCAGGTCTGTTCCCGGCCGGCGGGCCCGGACGGCGGTCCGTACTTCTGGCTCCTGCGCAGCACGGGCGGCCCCATCCAGGACGGCGAACGAACCGCCAGCCCGCCGGTGCACGTTCCGTGCGCAGCGATCTCCGTCCAGCTGTGCGGCGCCCTGCGGGGCGGCCGGTACGTCACGGCGTGGGTCGACGCGGCCCCGGTGTGGGGCGTCGCCGGCGTCTTCTACAGCCCCCGCACCCTGAAGCCGACCGTCAGCAAGCTGGAGTACATCGAGTACGGCGCCCCTGACGCCCGCTGGAGCGTCGCGCACCGACAGGTTGTCCAGCTGCACGGGGTCCGGCCCGCGGACCTGAACGCGGAGATCGCTCGGCTCGGCACTGACCGGCTCGAGCAGGAGTTCGCCCGCGTCGCGGGCCTGGTGGGGGCAGGCCGATGAGGTTCCGGAGGCGGCGCAGAGTCCCGGCCGTGACTCATCACTTCGTTGACCCTTTGGTCCAGGAGGACGGCATGCACGCGTACAGCACGATCATCCAGCCCCTCACCGTGGACACCGTCCAGGCAATCCGCCAGGACTGCCACACGGCCCTGTACGCACCGCCACAGCAGCCCGCACGACTGGTGCAGCTGCTCCGTCGGCTGGTGGAGCACGTGAGGCTGCTGCGTCCTCATGTCGCCGACCTGGTCCAGGAGGAGCTGCGCGGCGAGCAGCAGCGGACCGGGCTGCTGGTCCTGGTGCGCGCGGACGAGGTCCTCGGCGTCACCCGCCCGCTGGTCCCGCTGTGGGAGCGCGTCAGCGACCTCGCCGTGAGCGTGCGCGCACTGCTCAACATGCTCCAGCTCGCCGGCAAGCTCCCCGCCCCACAAGACCCCCCGGCCGCGGCCGACGACCCGGCCCCCTGACAGCGCACGCCGAAGTGGAGACAGAAGCCATGCCATCCCCCGTGACCGTCGCAGTGCGGCCTCACGACCATCGGGAAGAGTGGGAAGCCAGCTGGTACCGCGAGCGCCTCGCCGACCCCAGTCTCCTCGCCGCCAGCATCGCCGTCGTCATCGGCCGCACCAGCTACCTCGCGGTGCCGGTCGGCCCCGGCCGGCACGGCGGCTACATCTCCATCGGCGGCCCCGAGGCCGCGTGCTACTTGCACCGCGCCCTCGCCGGCCGCGCCGGGTTTCCCGCCGTGCGCATCCGCTGGTCCGCTCACCCGAGCGTGTACCACGTCGTGGAGTGGGGGGAGCCCGTTCCCGAGACCGAGGACGACACCGTACGCGGCGCGTTCTACGGCTACAGCGCGCGGGCAATCCGTTCGTTCACCGAGGAGCTGACCTCCCGTGAGCAGTGACCGATCCGGCGAGACGGACGGCGAGGACGTCGGCGCCGCCCAGTCCGAAGCACAGCCCGCGGCGTGTGCCTTCCACCTCCTGTTCGGACTGACCATCCCTGTAGGCGAAGACGGCCGCGGCTGCCAGCGGTGCGACAACGCCCCGACGGACGCCGATAACTACGGAGAGGACGACGACGATGAGCTGTGACCGACCGGAAACCGAGGACGCTCCCGTACAGCGCATCTCCATCACCTTCAGTGCGCTCGGCGTGCGCGTGCAGGCGGACGGCCGCACCGGGAAAGAGGCTTGGCAGAGCCTGCGCCGGCAGCAGCCCCTGCTCGCCTGGGCGGCGCTCGGGTACGTCGTGCTGCTCGTCGTCGGCGTGCTGAGTCTGCTGGTGGTCGTCCAGTGACGAGGCCGACGATCACCACCGTGCTGGCGCGCGCAGTCCCGCCGCCCTGACCACCCCCGTCGACCTCATAGACCCCTGCCCGGCGGCCGGGCTGAGACATGCTCGGCTGTCGGGCAGGCACCAAGGCACCACCCCCATCGAGGAGAGGAAGCCGCATGTCCCAGGTCGAGATGCCCACCGTGGACGCCGTCGCCGGCGTCGCGGCGCGGATCCTGAACAACATCAAGAAGGACCCCGAGTTCGCCGCGTTCCGGGCGGCGTCGCTGGAGTACTCCGAGGACTGGCAGTGCTTCACCGGATTCCCGGTGATCGACCGCTGGACCCTCGAAGCCGACGCCCAGCCGCTGTTCGAGGAAGGCCTGCGCGCCCTCGCGCTGAAGGCCGCCGTGTACGAGGCCACCGGCGACGACCAGGCGGCCGAGATCGCGATCGCTGTCCCGGTCGATGAGATGACGCACGCGATGCTGGCGCAGGCACAGCTGCTGACGGCGATCGCGGCCCGCGTCGGGGCCGTCGTCATCCACCAGACCGACCAGGAGCACACGGACTACCGGGCCGGCGGGTACACCCACGACTGCTACCGCGCGGCGTGGGGCGAGCCGCCGGCCCGGTACTGGCTCGACCACGAGGAGGTCGTCCGGCGCCGCGAAGTCCTCGCGGGCCTGTACCAGAGCATCGGGATGGGCCGATCCGGTCGGGAGCACAGCATCACCTTCGCCGCGGTCGCGGCCTAG